TGGGCGGACCTGCTCCGGGGGCAGACCCGGCCGGTGTTCGAGCGGATCGTCGAGACGTCCTCGAACGCCGTGGCGGCGGAGATCGGGCAGGTGGCGCACTTTTCCATGGAGGACCCGCGCACGCTCGAGTTCCTGAGCCAGAAGGACATCAAGGTCCAGAACGTGAACGCGACCCTCACGAACGGCATCCGGCGCGAGATGCTGCACGGCATGGGGGAGGGCGAGACGATCGCGGACCTCCAGGCGCGGATCCGGCGCCTGTTCAACGGGGCCACGTCGCGGAGCCTGACGATCGCGCGGACGGAGTCGGCCCAGACGGCGAACGGCGCACGCGACCTCGTGTTCGAGGCCGAGGGCATCGACCAGACGTCGTGGCTGACGGCCCGGGACACCCACGTACGGCAGGAGCACCAGCGCCTGGAGGGCGAGGTGCGCGACCGCGGGGACTCCTTCGTCCCGGGCATCAGCCTTCGCTACCCGGGCGACATCAAGGCCCCTCCGGGGCAGGTCGTCAACTGCCGCTGCATGGCGGTGCCGGAGTGAAGATGGGGAAACGCCAACCTGTCGTGGTAGCCTCGCCGGCGAGTGAGCGGTCCCCGGGGGAGGGTTCCCCTATGGCACGCACCGCCGCTCCCGCGCAGCCCGTCCTCATGTCGCTGCGTGTCCTCCCGCTCGAGCGCAAGGCCGGCGGTCCGCGGAAGCTGCACTGGGTTGCCAGCACGTCCGACGTCGCGCGAGACGGCGGGATCATCGAGGCCCCGGGGTGGCAGGTGGACGAGTTCCTCCGCGCCCACCCCTCGATCCTGTGGTGCCACGACTGGCACGGCTTGCCGCTGGGCAGCGCCACGCGCGCCTGGGTGGATGACGCCGACCTGCACTTCGAGATGCAGTTCGCCGAGCACGAGTTCGCCCAGACCGTCGAGCGCATGGTTCTGAGCGACCCGCCGCACATCCGCGCGTGCAGCGTGGGGTTCGACGTGCTCGAGACGCGCAAGCCCAGCGACGACGAGCGCAAGCGCGGGGCGCAGTGGGTGGCGACCAAGACCCGCCTCAACGAGATTTCACTGGTCCCGGTCCCGGCGGACCCGGGGGCGGTTTTCGTCGGCTCGCGGATGCGCCGCTCCGACGCCAGCGTGATCCGCCGCCGCTTCCACCTTCCCTACTGGGAAACGATCGCCAGAACGATTGAGAGGACAGCCATGAACCGAGCAGTCAAGGCAACCGATGACGGGATGCTGGTCGCCGAGGTTCGCCCGGCGGGCGACTTCGAGGAGGGTTCGTTCGAGTCGATGCCGTGGGAGGGCGCCGAGGGCGTGGCGGCGGTCGTGGGCGTGCTCACCGAGGACGAGTCGGTCGCGGTGCAGGGCCTCGAGTTCGACGCCGAGGCGTTCGACGCGGAGACGGCCCAGGCGTGGCTCGACGAGAACGAGGACGCCGTGCTCGAGTGGCGCGGCGACGCGGGCGGCGACGACGAGGACGCGGAGGGCGATCCCGACGAGTCCGATGAGGAGATGGACGGCGGGCAGAACCTGACGCGAGATCAGGTCCGTGCCGCGGTCGACAAGGTGCGCGAGGCCGCCCTCGCCCTCACCGAAACCGCCGACGAGCTCGAGAGCCTCGTGGACGGCGACGAGGAGAGCGAGAGCGAAAGCGCGGACGACGGGCGGGCGCTCGCCGAGATCCGCGCGCAGATCGAGTCCCTGAGCAGGCAGGTCCAGGACCTGGTCGGGGAACGGGGTTCCGACGGCGACGCGGCCACGAGGCCCGATGCGTCGTCCGAGGTCGAGGACCCCTACGGACTCCTGGCGGCAACGACGACATACGCCGGCGACTAGCCGGCCATCCGTAGGAGGCCCTCATGGCCAAGACCCCCATCGCGGAGGAAACCCTCCGCCAGGTCGCAGACTCGCTGCTCAAGGGCGGGAAGCGAATCGACAAGATCGACGCCGTGCTCGAGAAGGTCGTGGACCGCATGTCCGCGCTCGAGGACGACCAGAAGGACACCCGTGCGGCGCTGAAGAAGCGCGGCCCCGTCAACGGCAAGCAGCCCGACGAGGCGCCGGACCTCAGCTTCGTGCGCGCGGCGCGTGCGCTGAAGCTCGGGGACTGGGCCGACGCGGCGGACGAGCTCAAGGCGAGCGTCGAGGAGCGGGAGCGCCGCAAGCGCCTGCTCAACATCTCGACCGACACGCAGGGCGGGTACAGCGTGCCCGAGAGCCAGCAGGCGGGCATCATCGAGATGCTCAAGGCCGAGTCCGTGATCCAGAGCTTCCCCGTGAAGCGGATCGACGGCCTCAAGACCAGCCCGCACAAGATGGTGCGCCAGTCGGCGGCCAGCACCCACTCGTGGGTGGCCGAGGCGGGCAGCGGTTCGGCGTCCACGCCGACCCTCGACCAGATCACCTTCACGCCGCACAAGTCCATGCTGATCGTCGGGTTCACCAACGAGCAGTTGGCGCTCGGCGAGGCGGGTGAGCAGTTCGCGCGCCAGGACATGGCCGAGCAGCTCGCCCTGGGCGAGGACCTCGGGTTCATCAGCGGAACGGGCACCTCGTCCGCGCCGCTGGGGCTGGCGAACATGACCGGCATCGGCACCGTGGCCTTCGGCGGCGGCGTCACGATCGACAAGCTGTTCGAGATGCTCTACGAGCAGGAGGTCGACAACATCAAGGGCACGGGCAACGGGTTCATCATGCACCCGCTCGTGTGGCACGACCTGCGCGTCCTCAAGGACGGCGAGGGTCGCTACCTGCTCGACCCGAAGGCCGGCACCCTGCTGGGCTTCCCCTACCGCAAGACCACGCAGATGACGACGCCGACCGGCTCGGCGACGTCGAACGCGCTCATGCTGGTGGACTTCAGCGAGATCATCCTCGCCTCCTGGGGCGCGATGGACTTCTACCTGTCCAAGGACGCGGTGGTCGGCTCGACCAACGCCTTCACGGACGACCTGACGTACCTGCGCCTCGTGCGCCACGTCGACATCCAGGCGCGGCACCCCGAGGCGATCGTCACCTCGACGGGCATCACCACGTAGTCCCCTTGAGCTGGTGGGGCCTTCGGGCCCCGCCGGCCCATCTGGAGGAAACCAGACATGGCAGACGCAACCTACGCCCAGGGGGGCGCGTACCGCGACCGGGACGGGAACCTCAAGGTCCCGAGCGGCGCGGAGATCGACATCGAGAGCGGCGGCGCTCTCAAGATCGCGGGGACGGCCATCGCGGCCACCGCGACGGAGCTGAACGGGCTGGATCTCAGCAGCGTGGAGGCGATCACGGCGACGTCTGACGGGACGGGCACGGGGACGATCAGCGACGGGGGCCTGCTCAAGGTCGTGTCGGTGACGTCCGCGGGCGCGAACAACATCGTCGTCCTGCCGACGCCCACGCCGGGAACGATCGTGGTCGGCTTCGTCGGGGCCAACGGCTTCGAGCTGCGTACCGACACCCCTGCATCCGTGGCGATCAGCGGCGGGTCTGGCTCGAACGCCGAGTCGGCGATCCCGGCCAACACGCTGTTCTTCGCCGTGTGCACGAGCGCGACGACGTGGCTGGGCTGGGACCTGACCGGCACCACGCTCGCGGCCATCGAGGCGGCTTCGTAGTAGCGCAATGAGCGGACGAAAGCCCATGAACCCGGAAGCCCGCTTCGTAGAGAAGGTGCGCAAGACCAGCACATGCTGGTGGTGGACCGCCTCGCGGGTGAATGGGTACGGCCAGTTCCGCTTGGGCGGCACGATGATGGGCGCCCACCGCTTTGCATACGAACTCTGGGTCGGACCGATTCCAGAAGGGATGACCCTCGACCATCTGTGCAGGAACCGGGGGTGCGTGAACCCCGCGCACCTCGACCCCTGCACGCAGCGTGAGAACAAGGAGCGCAGTCCGCTCCACGGTCACGCGAAAAAGACGTGCCCCGCGGGTCATCCGTACGGAGGGGACAACCTCTACGTGGACCCGCGGGGACACCGCCACTGCCGAACGTGTCGGCGTGAGCGATACCGGCGTGCTGCGGGTGTTCCGCAATCGCGCCAGCGCGGTGCCTATGGCCCGCGTGTCACAAGGGCATATCAGCCGGCCCCGTGCCGGCCCCCTGTTTGGGTAAAACCCGAAAGGCAGGTGAGCCATTAAGTATCGAGCAGACCAGTTCATCCGAGTCGTGCACGCCCTCGACCCGGCCTCCTACGCGGCGGCCGCCGAGGCGTTCACCTCCGGCGTCGACTGCAAGGGCTACCGCGAGGCGCTCGTCGTCATCCAGTGCGGCGCGTTCACCGCGACCGGCGACGTGGAGTTCGACGTCGAGGAGTCCGCGGACAACTCGACGTTCGCGGACGTCTCCAGCGCCACGACGGGCGAGCTCGTCCAGGCGGACGACCAGACCACGTACATGATCCGCCTCGACCTGACGAAGCGGAAGCGCTACATCCGCGTCGGCTACGACGTCGACGACGACGCCTGCATCTTCGGCATCACCGTCCTCCTGACGGACCCGATCATCAGGCCCGCGACGGCCAGCGCCACGCTGAGCGCCTCCGTCTGATCCTGGGGCTCGGGGGCGCTCGCCGCCCCCGGGCCACCATTCCCATGCACAAGTACCCCAACCGGCTGCACGTAAGCGACAGGAACCGCCATCATGGACCTGACGACACTCGCCCGAGTCAAGGCCCTTGCCAGTGCCGGTGGTGTCGCGCTCGGCGACGAGCTCGACGGTCCGATCACGCGCCTCATCACGCAGTACAGCGTGGCGGCCGCGAAGGTGATGAACCGGCACACCGAGAGCACGGCGAGGACTGAGCAGTTCGACGTGTCGCGTGCGCAGCGTGTGTTCAGCCTGCCGGGATACCCTGGTTCGGTGACGACCGTGAAGCACGCGACGGACCGCGACTTCACGAACGTGACCGCCATCGACAGCGACAACTACTACTTCGAGAGCGCGACGGGGCTTTTGCACATCGACGGATGGCCGCTCTACCCGGCGCCGGGCGCTCTCCAGGTCGTCTACACGGGGGGCATGGGCGCCAGCACGGCGGCGTTCATCGTGGCCTACCCGGACATCGCGCACGCGGTCGAGGAGCAGATCGTCCACTTCTTGCAGCGCAAGGACTCGATGGGTTCGACGTCCGTGTCGTTCGAGGGCGGGAGCATGTCGCACGCGGGCGCGGTCCAGTGGCTGCCGCACGTGCTCGAGAAGCTCCACACCGAGACGAGGATGGTGTAGTGGCGACGCCTGGCGACTTCCGGCGCGAGTTCGAGAACGCGGGCCCGCGGCTGTTCAAGGCGTTGCGCAAGCGGATGCTCGCCTACGGCCGGACCTTCGCGCGGCGCACCATGCCGATCGAGCGGATGACGGGGCGGCCGGGTCTCAAGGTGCGATCCGGCGTGATGCGCCGCAGTTTCGACGCGGTCGAGAGCGGCAACGACGCGCGGACGTGGGAGCTGATCGTCTACACCACGTCCAAGCAGGCGCCGATCCAGGAGTTCGGCGGGACCGTGACGCCCAAGGGCGGGCGCCCGAACGGCAAGCTCGCAATCCCGCTCCCGGCCGCTCAGACGGCCGCAGGGGTCGCGCGTGGGC